TTATCAGTAGTACTGACGTTCTCTTTGATGTGGTATTCTATGTTGAATGTCCAACCCTCTGTTTGTACATCAATGTTAGATTCCTTTAATAAGTTATATATAAAAGATATCTCAGGGTTAGCATAGTCTAACTGGGAAACTGGTGATTGACCGATAGCTCCCAGTATTGAATTCACGGCGGATAGTTCGGTATCGGTGTCAGTAGTGGTAGCCATAGGTATAAATATTTGTGAAGAAAAAAAAGGGAGGTAGGGATACCCCCCTTATTAATTAAGTATATTGTCCAGCAACTACAGCGCAGGTATCAGTTACACCTGATGATCCTACGGTTGCATATGCTAGTCTTAAATTTTTAGTTGTGGATGCAACACCGGATGCGTTGCCTGATCCACTTGTATCAGATGGAGATATACGTGTTTCAGTTCCTGCTCCGCAAGAACCGTATTCTCCAACTGCTGAAGGAGCTGCCATAGTATTTTATTAGTTAA